CACCTTGTGAATCATTTTGACTGATGGGTATACGGACCCGCCGGCGCTGAAGCCGCCATTATCGACTCGTTGGAACCTGAAGTCGAGGCCGTAGTGCGGTGTGCCTGATTCTGTGGTTGACACGTATTTTGGTTTGACTGCCGTGTAGTCTGTGTTGACAGTGCCAGAGAAGACTTCGTTGAGTTGGTTGAGTTTCATGTAGACACTGATTGGGCGGCCATTTGTGTTGAGACAGAGTTTCTTTTTGGTCGCTTGAGTTTGCAAGAAATGTGTTTCTGTGAGTGGCTTGACTGTATGAGAGACACCGTTGCGGTTTGGAGCCATGTACAGGAGGATCTGTTTGTTTGCGAGTGCTTCGTTGCCAGCATCGCTGTTGGTACTGGAAAAGTACATCGTGGTTTTGACTGCGAGAAGGCGGTACTGGGCGTACAGATTTGTGAACTCGGAGTAATCTGGGAGTTGTGCGAGATTGAAAGCCATTGCTTTTACCATTCCGGCGTCGGAGGCGACCGACCACCCGTCAGGCACTGGACCACCAGGTGTATTAACCAGGTTGATAGTCTCGACAAAGCATCGAGTAAAATTGTATATGCGTGGTCGCATTGGTCTGGCGAGTTTCCATCCACCTCGAGCTTTACGTGCGCGTCGTCGGAGATTGGCTCGTTTGGTACGTTTGCGGATTGCGGAGCCTCCATAACGTTTACGCTTTGGCATTTGGTGTTACGGACTTGCTTGGCCTATTTATACTTGATGACGACAAAACGCCGGGATGTGTACCCGCGCGCAAAAGTTGCGATTTTTTTGTTCGGCCTTTTTTTGCTCAAAAACCGGGCTCCCACAATTCGATTGTCGGTTTTTTCTATATATAGCGACCTGAGAGGCTGCTCTAACATTATTGGCAGCCATGAACCAAACTGAGAACCAAACTGAGAAAAAATTTCACTTCAATGCTTTGAAAATCCATTTGACCTATAAGACGCATATTTGGTTTGATGACCTGAAGGCGCTTTTTGCACCGTGGAAGATGATCTCGATGGTTCACGAGGTGGGTGACGAGCACGAGGATAATCCTACTCCGTACGAGCACACGCATGTGTTTGTGTGGTTCAAGGAGAAGTTTCAGACAAGGGATCCAAGGTGTTGGGACGTCGGTGAGATTCATCCGAATATCCAGACCAGGAGGTCTATCGTGTGGGCCAAGACTATCGTGATGAAGTACCATAATGGCCACAAGACGAAGGCGGACGGTAAGAAGTATTACATTGCTCCGATTGCTCTGGAACAAGAGGGTGTTGAAGACTGGAAGTTTGAGGAGACGTTGATCCAAACGATCCAGGCTGCGCCGACTTTGATTGATGCACTGTATGAGACAGATATCTTGCCGAAGACGATCAGTGATGTGCAATGCTTGAGGCGTGAAGGCAAGCGGAAGTTCTCCGCGATCGAAGAAGGACTTGACAAGGATCGTTTCAAGGTATTTGAATGGAATCGTAAGAAGGCTTTGGTGTTGCGCGGTCCTCCGAACACTGGAAAGACCAATTGGGCTCTTGCGCAGTTTGACAAGCCGTACTTGGTTTGCGATCTCGACGATCTCAAGACTATACCAGATGGTTGCGATGGTTTGGTGTTTGATGAGATGTTGTTTGCTATGATGTGCAAGCAGAAGCAAGTTTACTTGACTGACTTGGCGTTTGAGCGTACTATCCGTACCAGGAATACGAATGCGAAGATTCCTGCGAATATGCCACGTATTTTTACCTGTAACTGTGGCGAAGATGTTTTCAGGACTGATAATGAGTTCTCGGCTGTTGCGAGGCGGTTTGAGTTGCTAGACATTATTGAGCCTATGTTTAACTAGTAGCGCGCTGCGCGCGGGCCAGGGGCCTTGCGGCCGGCCTATTCTACTTGGCGGCATTGCAAATACACCTTGTGAATCATTTTGACTGATGGGTATACGGACCCGCCGGCGCTGAAGCCGCCATTATCGACTCGTTGGAACCTGAAGTCGAGGCCGTAGTGCGG